GTAAACGCCGCCAAGCCACTTATTAACCATGCACCTATTTTGATTGCGAAATAGCTCATTTTTTCTCCAATTGGTAGGGGGTTTGCCAGCTGTCGCCAATTGCATTTTTAAACGCAATTTGGGCGTGTAGCACTTTGTCTGTTTCAGGGTCACGAAATATTTGCACTAACACCATTTGCTCGCTATCGAGTCGGGTTGTGTAAACCTCGTAAATGTAAGTTTTTGCATCTGCCATGGTGCACCTTTAGCTTTCCGTCGGTGTTTCCACCATAGGGCTCTACTGTGGCAATTCGGTGAATACCCTCTGAAACGCTTGTTTTACAAGGTTTGGTGAGTCTGCCATTTGTGGGTTTATCTCAATGTGTAACCAATCGCCGCCGGGTGCGCCGTGTATCTCTGGCTTGCTGTATGACTTCCAACTTTGACGATCACAACGCCAACCGCGCCCAAATGCTTTAGGAAAATAATCAAGTACGCACTCAACACCTAACTCGTTTGCATTGGCTAACACAATGTTGATAAACGCAATAGTTGCTTTACGGTTGGCGGTTGAGTGTTTTTCTGATGGTCGATATGACAAGTCAACTGCTCGACCAGTGGCATGAACACTTAGATTGGTTGAGCCCCGCATATCGCGCACTCCCCAACTGCCGTTATTCCAAAACGCGCCGGCACCAAACTTAATTGCTTGCCGTATCCATTCGTCCATGCCGGCACGTGGGCCTGCAGCTGCACCGTCACTGTTGCCCGTGTACGGCTTAGACCCAATGACTTTAGGGTTGGCTGGCAGTATTGGCATCAGCAGGTTTTCGTTTAAGGCCGTTAGCGGCAACAAGTCCAGACAACGTGCCAGTCATAAACACGGTAAGGGTAGATAACAAGTCAATAAATTGTGCGTCATTTGGTGACTGTTCCAATGGTTGAGTAACGAACAGTAGGCCGTAAACAAAACCTATAACCGTTAATGCAAAAGTTACGGCAATAGTGCAGCCGACGAAAACAATCATTCGGGCGTGTAAGTGTTCTATTTCGGCGCGTTGCTTATCCATTAGTTACCCGTTCGCATTGGGCAATAGTTGAACAGCGCGTAAGTGTGCTGTTGCGTACTTTGACACCAGAGTTTGTGCGTGTTGTTTCGCAAGCGGTCAGGGCAAATGCAAGCATGACGCTAGCCAAGTAGTAGCGCGGCTTCATTAGGCATCATGCCTCTGGTACATAATCAACTTGGCGTTGTATAAATTCTTCGTATTCGGCTGGTGTCATTGGTCGAACGACATCATCAACTTGGATAAATACAGAGTCGTGTGGGTACATCGCGACGGCTTCGGCGTATGTCATGTCGTGTCCTAACTGTTTGAGTATCCGTAGACGCGTATTGTGCCGCCAGTTATTGTGCCTGAGTCTGGTGTCAATGTGAACGCGGTGTATTGTGTTGAGTCACCTAAAAAGCCTTGAAAAGAGCGTGCTGCGGTAATAGAAACTTGGCCGCCCGTTATACTTGTTGTTGTCGCAATATTTGGTGCTACTAACTCAAAGTTTGCTTGTAAACCGTTTGTGAAGCCAGTACCGACACGAGTCCAAGACGAAACATTATTATTTGTGACAATAGATGAGGTTGCACCTGAATAGTTTGCGCCTGTATAAGCCATGTAATAGTTTGTTGTAGTTGAACCAAGTTTTAGTGCCAAAAGTGTATCGCTAATGGATGCTATTCCGCCTGACAAAATTACTTTGTAATTATCGTAAGTGCTACTAAAAACGCCAGTAACAGTAACGCTTGAAACGGTTGTGCCAATAGTTTGTGCTGTGATTAAAGTTAATCCGCTTGTTGGTGCAGCCGCAGGCCCAACAGTAGCCCACGCTGCGCCATCGTAATATTGCACAACATTCGTACTAGACAAGTAACAAAGTTGGCCTTCTGCTAGCACTTTTTCACCAGCGCCACCAAATCCAGCGTCGCGCGTAGTCGTGTTTGTAAATACAGGTACGCCAGTGCCAGCCGACAAATTCATATTGGCGGCAGTCAATACCTCGCCACTAGTAAAAAGCGGTACTGATGTCTGTTCGTTTGGCATATGTCCTACTTTACGCTAAAACTGGCTGCGGGTCTTGTATATCTAACTTACCGTAAATTGGGTCGTTTAAAATAAACTGATACACAATGACCGTGTTAGCGGTATAGAACGTAACCCTATGCCCGTTGGATACGTTTACTTGTATTTCTATGCCCTCTACAGATAGTTCTTGGGCTACTTCGCCGCCTGTAATTGTGTTGGTAATTGTTATTGTGTCGCCAATATCTACTAGGGCTAAGGCTTCGCGTTGGGCTGTAGTAAGCATTAAATAATCGGTTTGTACGGCGTTAAACGTGGCTATTGGTTCACCCTCTAACAGGTAGGTTGCCAGGGTTAAAGCCGCCGCGTCATTGTGTAACAGGCTGTTAGTAATGCTTACGTTTTGAATTAGGTATTTAGCCTGGCTTGCTAGGTCGTCGGCTACTTCAGGGCTTGCAGCGCCTAAGTGTTGAATACTGGCCCTGTTTATGATTAGGTCAGCGTTATAAATGATGCCCAAACTGTTATACGGAATATTGGTTCCGTCGTCGTGAAAGTCGGCAACACTACCCGAAAGGGTGTTACCCACCCTAGGTTGGCTAGTTATATCGCCTGTTCTTGACATAAAGATACGGCCCTGCTCTGCTTGCTGTATTTGGTCTATGTATGCTTTTACGTTGGTGCCTTCGGCGACCGTGTAGGCAGCTGCCCCGCCTAATGTTTGGGTGCCTGTCTCGATGTCACGCGTCAAAGCCGGGTAGGCGACTTCTGGCAAATCTAATACAGCCGTTAAGCGGGCGCTTGATAGTTCTTCGCTTACGTTGTATTCGGCTAATGCTGTTTGGGCTAGTAAATAGAAATCGTCGGCACAATATACGGTTACTGTGTTTTGACCGCCTAGTTCGTAATTGTAATCATATGACACTATTTGCCCTACAAACAAGGTGATAAACGTGTTGACGCTGTTAAATCTGCCGAAAGATATGCGGCGCAAAGGTGCCAAAGTAAACACGCCTTGGGGGTCTACATAGGGGCTAGATGAGTAAAGCGGGTTTAAAGTGCCGCCTGCCAGGCTGTCATTAAGGTTAAAAGACATTGTGCCAGCACTGAATTGATCGCCAATATCACGACGCCCACGCTTTACGTTTACGTTTGTTGAGTATTGCAGCATTGGTGCAAACTCTGTAGTTCCGTCTAACACATATTGAGTGTTGTTTAGTACGCCGCGCACGGGGTCGTCAAGTACGAACGCGTCGATCATAAAGCCTGTGTCTATAAATAGTTCGTAGTCGCCGCTTTCAATTACTGACGTAGCCATTATGCAACTGAAATGCTTGCGGGGCCTGCAGCCCTGTTATATGCACGAATGTTATTTATAATTACTTCGCCTATTTCGGCGCTGGTTGACATACCGCCAGTCACGTTTATGTTATAAACAATATTTCCGTTGTCGCCCATAGAAAACGGGCTATTGGTCATAAATTCTTCGTACGCAGTTGGCGTGTAACCATTAGTAACTTGGTCAAAAAAGCCGGCTGTAATTCCCTTAATATCTGCCAAAGTAAGGCCTGACCCTGCCATATCTAAGCGGCTTTGCGCTACTGCAATCGCATCTTCAACACCTTTAAGGTATTCTTGGGCGTTTGTAACACCTGCGGCATACCATTGGTCGGCTGCTTTTACGCCAATTGCACCTGCAACTTTTTTAATATCAGCAACTAAAGCGTTAACGCCTAACGGGCCCGTGATGTTCTCTTGGGCACCTGTTACCAGTTCGTGGGCAATTGCTGCACCAGACGTAGCGCCCGCGTCAAGAACCAATTGTAAAGCTTCTTGGGATAATCCCATGGACAAAAGCGTATTTATATCAGCCGCATATTGTGAAATGCCTGAAATTTGTGATTGCAATCCTGTAACAAAACTTGTTGTTACTGCAACTCCAGTTTCCAAAGCTTTAACCTTTTCGGTTGCCTGATTAAATTCTGCTTGTATTCCGTCTAAATAATCTTGCGCCGCGGTAACACCTTCACCATAAAACATTTCAGCTGTAGCTAATCCAAGTTGGTCTGATGTTTCTTGTACTGATGCAACTAAAGCGTTAACACCATTTGACCCGGTAATATCATCTTGGGCGCCAGCTAACAAACCTTTTGCTATTGCTGCACCTGATTCAGTTCCTGCCGCCAAAATTTGTTTTAAAGCATCTTGCGACAAACCTCGAGCCAATAGGGCTTGAATATCGTTGTTATATTCCCCGATTGCTTCTACTTGATTACGCAACCCTGTAATAAATCCGTCTGTGCCTTCGTTTGCGCTTTTAAAACTAAATGACTCTTTAATGCCGCTAGCAACTGTTTTGGCAAAATCGGTAAACGTGGCTTTTGTATTTTTTAATTCAGTTTGTGCATCTTCTAAACTTTCTTTTAACCCTGATGCAATTGCTTTTGCCGCTTCTTTTACAGAGGTAGTTACCTTTTTAGACTCTTCATCTGCATCAGACAAAACTTTAGAAAAACTAAGTGTGCTTAAAATACCGTCAGATACGCTTTCGCTGTAATCGTTGTATGCGTCTTTAGCTTTATCTAAATTATCTTTAGCGGTATCAAGCGCTTTTTCTAATTCTGTATTAAGTGCGTCGGTTGCTTCTTTTACAGCTGCAGCAATTTCTCTTCTTAATGCTTCTGCCGCATCTTCGGCGGCCTTCTGCAATGCTTTAAGTTTCTTTGCAGCTTTATCAGCGGCACCGCTAACCCCACCCCCGCCTGGCGGTGTAATTGCATTTGCTGCGGCTTCCGCGTCTTCTGCTAGTTTCTTAGCGGCAAAACTGCTGTAATCCGAGGCGCTACCCATATTCATAATGCCGGCAGAGAACTTGTCGAAATCGGCTCTAAGGCCTTCTATATCAAATAATTGTTTGAAACCGCCCTTGCCGGCTTGTTGTCCTCTAATTCTTTCGACTGCAGTGTAAACCTGACCTAATGGGCCTAATAAATTTATTACCAAACCTTTGACGCTGAACAGTTGTTTAAGTTCTTGATATGCCATGTTGGCGGCTTGCGCAATGTAACCAACAGCATTGGCGGTAATAAGTGCAGCAACCGCAACCGTTTCCATTACAGAAACTACTTTTGTTCCAAACGGCCCCAATTCAAATAGGGCTTGTTGAATACCTGCGACTATGCCTTTTTCGCCGATTACTTCTGCTACACGTTCAAACGCAGGGCTTACTTCGTCGTTGAAAAATTTAACGGCTTTTAAAAATATTGGAAGAAACGCCTGCCCTAAATTAGTTTGAATGTTTTCTAGGGTTGCGCCAAGTATTTTTTGTTGAGCTGCTAGCCCCGTTGACGTACGGCTAAAATCGCCTTGCGCGTCGGCTGTTTGTTCAAATATAACTTTTTGTGCGGCTAATACTTTTTGTTGTGCGTTTAACGCTTTGTTGCCTGAATATATGCCTAGTTCGGTTGCAGCTGCCTTTAGCGTTGCGTCGTCAAGTAGTACGCCAAATTTGCGTAGAGGTTCGGCTTCTCCTCGTAACGCAGAACCTAACGCGTTTATAGCTTCATCTACTGACGTGTTATTAAACGATGCCAGGTCACTTGCCAGGGTAACTAATTCAATACTGAAATCCGATAAATCTTTTCCAGCAAGCCCGGCAGATTTACCAAAAGTTGCAAACGTGCCGGCAGCTGCCAGTGCTGCAGTTTCGGAAAGTCCTAAAGCGCGGTTTGCTGTTTCTGCAAAATTTTCTACTTCTTTAGATATGGCACCAAATACAACAGTGTTTTTGCTTATTGCTTCGTTAAAGTCTGACGCTTTTTGAATAGAAGAATAGGCAAACGCGGCAACAGCCGTTACAGCCCCGCCAATAGCTGCGCCCGCAATTAGCGTCGATTTGCTTAAATTGCCAAACGCTTTTTCAGCTGCGTTTATGCCCTTATCGGCAAACGTCGTAATAATCGGTACGTTAATTGCCACGGCGTACCTTCAATTTTGTGTTGGTTGCCTTCATAACTTTATCGACTATGGCTAGTACCTCGTTTTCAACTGCAGGGCGTGCAGCTTCTACGCCAGGTTCGGCGGCGCGTGGTTCGTAGCTGCCTTGCATTTGTAGGTTAGTAACAAAACGGCCTTTAGTGCGGCGGCCTGCATGGTCCCAAATTGAAGCTGCGGCGTCGCGTTGGGTAAGTGTTAACAGTTGGTAGGGGCGGGCAGCATAATCTACGGTTTGTCCTGTTTTAAACGTAACGCTTCGCGCTTTTTGACCAGACTTATTTGTTTTAATAATGAAACCTTTTTTAGCCCCGGCGCTACTCCATTTAGTACCGTCACGTCCTTTTATAAGGTTGCCTCGTGCCATACCAGACAACGGCGGGCTAGTAGGTATCAAACTGCGGGCTGCGTTCAATACAGGCGTACCAGCGTTCTTAATGTCTTTGCGTATCTGTTTTGTGTAATCAGGTTCAATGGCTTTAAGCGCTTTCATCGTTTCTTGAATACCTTGAATTTCTAAAGTATTTAAAACGGCGGCCATAGGTTACTTTCGTTGTTTGTTGTTGTCTGATAATACAGCAACAACAGTTGCCAAGTCGTCTATGTCAAAAGGTATCGACGGGGGCCACCACGAAATAGAAACCAACATTTCAGCTAGTTGGCGCCCGTGGGTGCCCCTCAAGTGGGGTTTGGGGCCTCAGTATTTAATACGTCAATAGTGACAAGGCTTTTTACAAACGTGTCAAACTCTGCAGGTACAACAATTTTGTTTAACTTAGACGCTTCATACGCCATAAAAGCTAAATCCTCAACGCCAATGCCTGTTGCCATTTCTGACGCCTTGCGCTTGTATTTGCGTTCCCACATAACAATAACGTAAAGGTTTGTTGTAACTTCGTACGTTGTTTCTGCAGTTTCTACTTTTAATGTAAGTTTCATTTTTGCCTTTTGTGTCGGGCCTTTTCAGGCGGTTAATTAAACTTCGAGGACTGAGTACACTCCACCAGTAAATGTCACGCTAATTGCGCCCAAAGTGCCCAAGGCCATTTCGTATGGCAAGGCTTCTAGATAGGCCCCTGTCAGAGTCATGGTGGGATTCGTCGCCGTGCCTGGGCTTGTTGCGCTTGCAGACCACGAAACAGTCGTTTGAGTGCCAACAAGTCCTTTAAGCGTTGCGTAAGTTTCTGAAGCTGCAAAGGATAGGTACAAGTCAAGCGACAACGTAGAGTTTTCAAGTCCTGCGGTATAAACGCGCGAACCGGAACCAAATGCGGTGCTTTCTAGCGCTTCAATAGTGCGCGTAAAAGTAAGGCCGTTGCATTGGTCTTGCAAAGAAACTGCGTTAACCGTGACGTTTGGTGATGAAAGATATGTGCTAGTTGCCATGTGGTTTACTCCTCGTTTGTGTCTGTCTTAGTTTTAGCACCTTTAAGCGCCTTAAGGGTGGATTGTTCTATAAAACCGCCTGCTACCAGCGCGTCGACGTTAACGCCTTCTGCTGGTTCGTATTCGTTGCCGGGTGTGCCGATACGGGGGCTAAGTATTGTGTATTTCATGTTGTACCTATTCTAGGCGGTTGCCTGGGTTTGTAGGGTGATAGTCAAATCGTAGGCGGGTAGTTCGCTTCCGCCGATTACTGCGATAGTTGGGCGCCCATCGGTTACGCCAATTTTTTTGGTAATGACCTTGCTAGCCAAATTAAGTAGTGATCGTTGCGCGTCAAGGTTGCCAGGCCCAAGGGTAATAATTCTAACTGGAAAAGTCATTTCCACCACGTTGTTGCTAAACACGGTGAAAGTTGGTGCGTCAATGAACGCACACGGGGCGTTTAAATTACGGGGGTCAATTACCACGGGAAGGCCTGTAATGGTCGTTAGCGACGCTGCTAAGTCGTCTAGCGCCTCGTTAAACAGGTCTGTATACGCTACGGGCATTACGCTACCGCGGGTCGATCAATGCCCAAAAGTTGTTTAACCATTGGGCTAAATCCTGTAGACCCGCCGTTTGCCAAACCGTCAAATGAGGCAAAGTCCATGCCAACACTTCCGCGTTGCCTATACAAAAAACCTGCATAAGCAATAGTTCCAAGTGTTACAGCTGCGTTAGGTGACGTAGTAAGGCTGTCTACGTATCCGGCTTGTTGTCTGCGTTTGTAACAAACGGCGTTAGCACCTGTCCGGCATTGCGTTAAAAACGCAGCGTCGCCAGCTGTAGCGGTTCCAATGCCTAGCCAATCCTCTACTTGTCCGTCGGTTGTTACCCACGTACACGTAGGCGTTGTGGTCAATGTGCCAGTGGCGGCAACAATGTCTACGTTGGCCGCTGTACGGGCATACAACACTTGGTTTGCAATTGGAAGCTGGTCGTCGTAATGAAAGAAACCTTGCTCGTCTACGCCAGTAAAATAGTATTGCGGCAAATCCGCTACTAGATACGTGCCGTTAAACGTCGCGTCAACAGCGCTAATAACTACAGACTGCCCAACCTCAAGCGGGTCGGCGTTTGTTTGTAATACTAAAACCGCGTAATTGTCGGTTAAGTATTTTTGTGTGACCGAGTAAGCGGCCATAATGGCCTACCTTTCGGTTATCAGACGAACTTAACGAACTTGGTTGCGTCTGCCATGAAAGCTGCAGCGTACCCTCTGAAGGCTATGGTCCTGCCCATAGTTGCTGGAACCTCAACGCTAATAGCGCCCTTTTGCTGTTCGTAAAACTCGAAACCAGCAGCTGGACCAGCAGCGTGGCCCATAAATGAACCGGGCGCGTGTTTGTCAACAACGAGTACCAAGCCAAGTGGGTTGCCGTTCCATGATGTTGCAGCCGAATTGCCGGCAGCGTTTTGACCCATCAAGTTTGGCGCGCCAGTGTATGGAAATACTGGACGGTTTTGGTCGTCTACGGACGACGCAAGGGCCTGCCAACTGGCAGGTGTGACCACCATGTGAGTTGGCAAGTAGTTGGACGTTTCTGAAATTTGACGGGCACCGTCGTAAATTGCTGCTACCCAATCGGCACCTACAGCTGTGTCGGTTACTGTTGCTGTTTGCACGATTGCTGCATGGCAAGTGTCTACGGCGTAGTTGTCGGTTGCTTGGCCGTAAGCAATTGCGAGTTGGTTCAAAATAATGTCAATGCTTGACGGGTCACTCCAATCAAGATCTTGTTCGGAGACGGTGACGTATGTTCCGAAACTTAGTTTTGAAATATCCGAGTTGCTAACAACGACGGTTGACGCGTTGAGCGGGTCAAACTGTGCGGCCTGTTGTGTAACAACTGGTCGAGTAGTAATTTTTGGACGACGGAAAGTTGCACCAGCTGTTGGCATTGCGCGAGTCCCGATTGCAGCCACGAAAGGCCTGATTGGGTTTAGCGAATCGTACACGCTGCCGGTAATGATTTCTGGCAAAATGCCCGGGGTCGATTCGGTATTGATGTATGGCGCAACTCCGGGTGCAGCTTCAACAACTGCTTGCTTAATGTTTGCGTTGAGCTGTGCAAAATCTGCGCCGCCACGTACGTAGCTGGCAATGTATTCTGATGTGCTAGGCAAACGCAATTTGCGTGGCTGTGCGTAAACTGTTTGCACTGTTGCGGCTTCAATTACGGCTGGTGTTTCCATTGTCTTTTCCATTTCGGTTGACTCCTCGTTTTCGTCTTGTGTATCATTTAACTCTATTTCGGTTGGTTCTTGGTGGATACTCGCAGCTACGCGCTGCACCTTTGCGGCCTCAAATGCGCCATAGGGCAGCAAACTAAGCTCTTGCCAGTCGGCCTTAGTAACAACCATTGTGCCAGCTTCGTCAAAACTAAATTCAACTGGCAAAATTCCTACGCTCACGCTGTCTAAAACGCCGTCTTTTGCAAGCTCAAGCGCCTCGTTGCCTAGCGTTGTTTCACTAATTTTGGCTTCAAACATAACCGTATTCCCTACCAACTCTCTAGCCGTAACTAAGCCGATTGGGCTAGTGCTGTCATGGTTGAGATACATTTTAGGTTTTTTGCCCTCAAGCGGCAGCGCGCCCATTTCAAACCTAACTTTTTGCCCGTCGGAAACGACGGCCTCAACGCCGTATTCGAGGGCAACGCCGGCAAGGGTTCTACGTGGCAGCGCGTCACCTTTAGCGGCGTCTAAATTTAAATCTTGTGGAATAAGCCTAAGCATTGTTTACCTCGTTTAACGGTTCAGCCATATTTTCTGAGCTGTCTTGGTATTGGTTTTCTAAGTAGCTTTCAATGTCAAACATAACACCTGTGCCACGTGGAAGGACGTTATCCGCGCTAAGTGTTTCTTGTATGCAATCTATGTAAGGCTTAACACCAAACGTGTATAAATCTCTAGACGCTTCCGAGCTTGAAACGTAACTATAATTTCCGATGCTCACCGAAACGAGGTAAGCGGGGACGTTGGCAATTCGAGCGATTTCCTTTGCCTGGTATTCAGCGGCATCAATTAAAAGCATTTTGTCCGGTGTTGCATTGTTTGGTATTACCTCAACAAATTCGTTAATGGCACACGTTGCTGATGCATAACGCGCCGAGTCGTAGCTTGCTGCTAAGTCGGCTAGCTCTTGGCCGCTCATCGGCTCGCCACCGGTTTGCCGAAGCGTTACGGCTGGCTGCAAACTGCTCGCGTTTCGGTTACGGGCCTGCTCGAGCTTTAACGCGGTATCTACCGAGGTTGCACCGGTATAAATCAAACCTTGAATAGGACTTAAAAACTGTACGCAATCCTCATAACGAATTGGTAAACCTTGAAACAAAATTTGTTTAGACGGACCAAACCAAACGCCAGTGCCTTGTGCCTGATCTTGTGTAGTAATCATTGCAGCTGGTAGGCGTGTAAACGACATTGGATAGCCGTCAGCCGAGCGCTCAACACAATACCAAAAAGCTCTACCGTAGAAAAAAAGATCGTCAAAAGTCCAAGAAAGTATAAAGTTATTTGTTACGCCTTTGTCAATACGTCGCAACCAACTACGCGGCGCCTCTGGAACTTTCTCCATTTCGTCGCCGTTCCACATTTCTTTATACATAACAAGCGGCAGGCAACCAACAAGGCTGGCCATTAAATCTCTTGAACGGCTAATAGTTGGAACCTGCATAAAACGCGAACGATTAACACCGTCCGTGTACGCAAAGAAGTTGCCAATTTGCGATGCACCAGCATTGCTACCCGCGGCAGCTTTAACAATTGTTGCGGGTTCAGGTTTTTTGGTAAATAATGCCATGCGTTCAGTGTGCCATATTTTTGACGGTAATGGTGGCACTCGCTGGCGGCGAGCAATCCCCGACGGAAAGCAAGGCCAGCGAGCGCCAAACAAACTTTATCGGTTGGCCTGCATAATCATTGGTTTACCAACGGTTTGCGGGCGACTTGCCATAGCTGCCGCCCAGACCATGCAACGTGCTGCTTCAATTGGTCCGGGGCTACGCGATGAGGATAAAGCAACACTGCCGTTGTGTTTAATTAAAACGGCTCGTTCGCAATGTTGCGTTAGTAGTAGTTCTCCGTTGTGTAGTAAACGGTTTTCTATAATCATTGATCTAACTGCGGCGGTCCATTTAAGTAGTTCACGGTAGCCAACTATTGTGCGGCGTCGCTCGAGCGCTGGCGGGCAATGCACCTCTAAAGCGGGAATAATTGCTAGACGTAGACCGGGGTTGTTTTCTATTTCTATGTCAACTAGTCGCCACATTTCGGCAATGCTGTTTGCTGTGAACGCTACGGTTACGTGTGTTTTGTTGCCGGCTAGTACAGCTCTTACGCCGGTGTAGCGGGCCTCGTCGGTTGAGCTTTCAATTGCTAACACTCCACCGGGGGGCGGTGGTGTATCGGTTTTGCAGGCATCAAATACTCCTATTTCTAGCCAGCCTGTTGTTACCGCTTGCCATAGGTTTACAGACGCTCTAAGAAACGCCGAACGGTTAGGGCCTAATGCTTCGCCCTCAATTACGTCTAAGTCAATTAGGCCGCCAGCCAATGCGGGGTTGGCATATTCCCAAGCCTCAGGCGTCATAGGGTCCAATTTTGGCGGTGGGCTAAATTCAGCAAAATACAACGTGGATTGTTTTCCGCTATCTATTGCCCTTAGCCCTTGGTCACGCCAACGCAAAAGCGCCGTGGATTCTTGCGTACCAGCTGTTGACACGAGCAAACAAAGAGGATTTTTGCGCGCACGTTGAGAAGGTAGTAAACCGTCGTCTATGGCTGCCTCGGATATTTGCCAGACTTCATCGGCGGTAATTAGGTCAGCTGAGTAACCGTGACCCGCTGCCGGGGTAGCTGCACGAATATGCCAGACACTCCCGTTGGGCATTGTTAGTTTTTGTCTACCGTAAGACCACGAAACCTCGGCGCCAAACTTAACTTCAAGGATTGGTGCAAGGTAACTAAATTGCGCGGCGGTCAAATCAAGTTTGTGGCTAACGCTAATAACTGTTTGCGGTTGCCCTCGATGCTCTGCCTCTTTAGTAAGCCAATGCCCAATGACCGCGCTTGACAATAAGCTCTTTCCGTTTTGGCGCGCGACACTTATCAACCCGACACGATGTAACCACTTGCCTACATCATCAAAAGCGGTTAAACCCTGCAAACAATGCAGCTGCCAATCCATAAGCGGTAGCCCAAGTACCCTTTCCGCAAACTCCCCAATCTCTGTAGCGCGTGATTCGTTGCCAACGTGCGTAACCGTTTCTAGTCTCGGCTGATAGCGGCCAGTCAGAGTTGGTTCGGGCTGGTTTCCAAAAAATATAGGAAATAAAGCT